AGCTAACTCTCGTATTGGCAATGCTGAGGCGACAATTAATCAATTAGGCGGAACCAAAGCCAACAAAGATGAAGTAGCAACTATTGCTGCACAAGCATTAAGGTCTCAATGGCAATCTGACACTAAAGCTAAAGTGGATGAGGTTAGTCGAGCTATATCATCAGAGACTAGTGCTCGTACTGAGTGGCAACGCTCTGCTGAATCTAAGATTAATCGTGTAGATGGATTTTCGGCTCGCATTGACGAAATAAATCGGACTGTGACCGATGTATCGGGTAAAGTATCGGCAACTCGCACTATTAAAACTCAGGCTATTGCTGGAGGCAGGACTGCTATTGCTGGCATTGCACTTGGGGCGGCTAATTCAGGTAAGGATGTCGAGAGTTCAGTTATTGTGATGGCGGATAAGTTCCAAGTGGTCAAAAACGCACAAGATGGGTCGCCAAAATCCATGTTATCGGTAGTCAACGATCAGATAGCGATTAACGGTGATTTAATTGCTAACGGGCAAATTACTGCGGCGAAACTCGCTGCGGGTGCAATCCGAGCAGATCATTTTGCTGCAGGGGAGATTTCAGCCGATAAACTGGCGATTGGTTTAGGGGGTAATTTATTGCAAAACCCTATTTTCGCAACAGCAGGTAAAGATAACACGGGCGGAGATTTACCTCACGGGTGGTCGTACTGGGTCGGAGATAGTTCAACATTTAATGGTAGTTATGGAGGATTCCTATATCGCAAAGCAGGTGGTACTGATGGTTGGTCTTTACTAGGTGGTTTAGACAACGAAAATACAGCATCATTTACACGACAAATAAACAATACTCGAAATGTTGATGAACGTATCGGGTGGTTTAATCAAGATGTACGAGTAATTGCAGGACAAACCTATATGGCGAGCTGTTATTTGGCTGTACATAGTGGTAAGGTTAAAATTTCCATTGAAGAATTAGCTAAAGATAGCAGTGCTTATATTAGTTGGATTGGTGGTACTGACTGGGTAACTGAAAGTCAAGCCAATGCGTCCAACCGAGATTTTAGTAAATATCGTAGAGTGTGGTTCAAATTTACTGCTCCTAACACAGGGCATATCCGTTTTGCCATTCAGATGAACAGTATTAACGGCGGAGTAAATCCGTGGGCTTTTGTTTTACGCCCTATGCTTGAAGAATGTACTCAATACGCCACACAGCCTAGCCCGTGGCAAAATGCAGGTGTTACCTCAATTCACGGTGGCTCGATTGTGACCAATTCGATTACCGCTCAGCAAATTGCGGCAGAGACAATTACAGGTAATGAGATTGTTGGTGGAACGATTGCGGGGAAACATATTGCAAGCAAGACCATCAATGCAGGTCATATTGTGAGTAAGTCCATTACGGCGAAAGAGTTGAGTGTGGAAAGCTTGTCGGCGATTAGTGCGGATTTAGGCGCTATCACTGGTGGCTCGCTTAAAATTGGTAGCTTAAACGGTAATTTCGGTACTTTATTTGAAGTGCAGTCTAATGGTGGTTTTAGACTTATTAGCCGAGATGCAAGTGGTGGTATTGAGTTATCCAGTGCTACAAGAGCGTTACACGTTTGGGACGGTGGAGCAGAGGTTGTTAGAGTGGGTAAATTATCCTAAGGAGAGTTATGTATTACATCGATGAGCCTGTACCGATTGATAAATCGTTTACAGAAAAACCTATCTACGCCTGGCATATTGCTGGGCGTTTGACTATTGATTACATCAATAAAAATACCACAATTGAGCTTGTGAGTTGGGCAGATAAACAAGCATTTTTAGCACGAGGAGAATCATTAGTAACCTTTTTGACTGTCAATGATTGTCCTAGATTTAGTGTTGATGCGAGTTTATTTGCATTGCGAGCATTAACACAAGTTGAGGGCTCACCATTCTATCGTCAGCAAGTTAAATGTGATTATGATTTAGATCATATTTCGCAAGTGTGGGTAAATAGAGAACAATCTACTACCTCTTTTGATAAATTTGAGTAATTAAGGAGAAATCAAAATGCAAGTATTTTTATTTGACCAACAGTTAATTTCAGTAATCAACCGCAAAGAGGAGATTACGAACGAAACCTGCCTTATTACAGAGCAGGAACGTGAAAAAATTGAACAGACGCTTTATGCAAAAGGTCATTTCTGGCGTATTGACAAATACACAGTAGGGGCTAGTGGTGCAAAACCAAGTGAAAACCACAAGTGGAACGACGAAAAGCACGAATGGGAAATTGACAATGAGTTAGTTCAACAAAATTTAGCTCAAAAACGCAACGCTTTGTGGGAAACCATTAAAGAAAAACGTTTACAAGCGACAAGAACAGGTGTGGAAGTTACACTCACAGACGGTCAAATCCGCCATTTCCATACAGACCAAGTAGCTCGACAAGAATATGACGGTATGGGTGTTACTATTGTTCTAGGTTCTTTTGAAGAAAGAAAATGGAAAACAATTGAAAACGATTGGATTACTTTAACGCTTGACAATTTCAAAGCCTTAGTTAATGCAATCAAAAATAAAATCGACCACGATTACCGCAATGCTGAAATCTTAAAAGCTCAAATTGAGAAATCTGTTGAGCCAGAAAGTATTGATTTAGACCAAGGTTGGAGTAAATCTTATGTCTAATTATGGCATTACGCCATCAATCAAATCTAATTTAGTAGATATTGTAAAAATAACTAAAAGTGGTACACATACTATTCGTAGATCTTATCCATTTATATGTGTACCACATACTAATAAGGTAAATGATACTATCGTTACACGGTATTCTGATACACATTATGTTATTGATGTTGATGATGAATTATTAAAGTACAATAAATATAACAATGAAAATGCCATAATCATATATATTTATAGGTTAAGTGGGTTAACATTTGGTGCGAAGAGCAACAATAGTTTCTATTATCCGTCTAATTATAGAGTTAATCTAGCTCGTGATTTTATATTAACAACCCCACGTACATATATTGGAGAGAATGAATATAAAAAATTTTTAGTTCAAAGTGAAGATCTTTCTCATTTATTAAATAACAGTTATTTTTCATATATATTTAGTTTTGGTTTGGTTAATATATTTAATAATTTTACTTATAGTTTGGAAAATAATAGAATAAAAATTTATTATGAAGATCTATGGGGGAGTATTTCACCTAATAGTACTAGTGGAAAATGGATAGATGAAACCAGACACGATGTTTCATTATTTGTTGTCAGTGCTAAAAAGGATAAATATGGTTTAAGCGTATCAAATATACAGGTTAGCAATGTTATAAATCACCAATACGCATCAAGTGATTTTTCAGCACAAATTGGATTAAAATCACTTCGTACTGTTACTAGATTTATGTTAAAGAACAATAGTTCGAATTTGAATAGAAATATAATACGACAAGCAAATAGCAACAAATATATAAAAATTGTATCAAATTTAAAAACATATGATGTTTATTATGAACCGTCTAATGTTTTTGTGCCATATTCCGTACATAACAACATTATGACAAGCTCTATCAAAGGAGATTACATTGCATACGATACCTCAGCATATACTATTAAGGAGAACTAAATGATTTATGTAGCTTTTTACAAACACAAACGAGAGCGGAATAGTGTTAAAAATACATTATTCCGCTTTTTTGATGATGCTATAAAATTTTTTACGCACGGACCATACAGTCATTGCGAAATAGCAATATCTAACCCTCAACAATCTAAGATGTACACTTGTTTTAGCGCAAGTAATCGAGATGGGGGAGTGCGTAAAAAAATAATGGAGCTACCTCCAGAGAGATGGGATTTGGTTGAACTGAAGACCTCGCCAAAGGAAGTAAATGTATTTTTTGAAAAGACAAGAGGCTCGAAATATGACCTTATCGGTGCACTAGGTGTTGTCTTAAGAATTAGAGACAGCAAGACAAAATATTTTTGTTCAGAATGGTGTGCAGAATGCCTTGGAATAGATAAGCCTTACAGGTTTAGCCCAAATTCACTTTATAAACATTTAACCAATAGCCATGGATAACACCATGGCTTTTTTTATTAATAAATAGGAGCCCTTTATGGCAACATTCAACAAAATCTTAAACCCAGTCTATTCAACTATCTCTGGTTTCACTATGAATTCAGACGGCTCAATGAACGTGACTTACGCCATCGGCACA